ATCCGCTGCCCCCGTTGTGCCAGTTCCTCAGGCGGCACAAGTGGCAGGGGTCAGGGTGACCGTCGTGCTACCGTCGATTGCCAGCAGAGCGGCATCCATGGCATCCAGGCGGGCTTCCACAATTGAAGCGGTGAAATGCTCCGGGAAGTCAACTGCCAACTTCAGGAGCTCACCCTTCCAGCTGATCAGGGCAGTGCGGATCTCAGAGGTGGGGAGGGTTGCCATCGGGGTTCCTTGTGAACTGAGATCATCATAGGGCATCTGGGGGGTCTGGGGCAGTCTGGTGGACGGTTCGGAAAGTGGCACAGCAGGGGCAGCAGGGTGCTCCTAGGGGCTTTATGATAAGGGGACAACGGAGAGAGGGGCAGGGTCGCCCTGATGACGCAAACGGTCGGTACGGGAGCAGCCTTGAAATAAAAAAAGAAAAGTATAAAAAAAGGGGCTAAGTTGCCCCCTATTATTTCACATCAGAACAGGAATGAAGGGTTTGTGAAGAATAGCATAATCATCCACAGATTGATCCAGGACTGAATCAATCAAAAGATTAATCGACTTCCAGGAAGTATATCGGGTTGCAACTTCTGCGTCCTTCTGAAGTTTCTTCCAGGACCCATTGACCTTAACCATAACAGACTTGGTGAGAGTTTGGTCGATCATTTGAGATTAATTTGTGAGGGAGGACCGCTGCCTCCCTTATGAACATAGTATGGCACGGCACGGGGGAAAGGTCAACCCCCCGAACCATCAGCGTTGCTTATGCGACCTGAAACCTCCCACTGGTGAAGTTAGCATAGCTGAAGACCTCACGATTCACGAGTTTGAACATACCAAACTCATTGGTCATCACGTAACCCTCAGCATCAATACGGTTGCCGTTGATGTATGCTGCAGGACCATCATTGCGGCACAGGAACAGACAATCATCCTTGATGGACTTCACCAGCAACCACAAACGAATCAGGTTAGGGTCACAATCAAACTCATTCACACTCTCATCGGTGATCTGCTCGCCCGAACGAATCTGTGCGTTGAGTTGTTTCTTCAGTTCGGCAAGTTGCTTACCCTGAACGAACTCACAGGTAGTAGACATTTGGCGGGCGAAGTTGCAGATCTCCTCAACATCAGCGAAGGATTCCTGATTGTGAGCGATGAATGCATTCGGTTTCACGAACTTGACGTGCTCGGTATCATTCCAGATGGCACGGTCAGGGTATGCCACAGCGTCACGAATGTCGCTCTCAGCATAATAGCAAGTGTGCGGTGCCACGATGATAGTTTGGCGCACAATCTCCGAAAACTTATAAGTGATCGTGTTCGGAGTGTACTCATCAGAACCACCGAATCCGATGAAGTCTCCCTGATAGATTGTCTCAGTGCGGGGAAGATACTTCAGGCAGGCACACAGAATCTCAATCAGACTTGCGTGAGTTGCTTCATCATAGAGAGCGAACACGTCCTCCTGAGTGTAGCAAATCTTGATCTTTTTCTTGTTGAATACACTTTTGGTTCCCACGAAGAACTTACCGTTCTCAGGATTCGTGCCCCAAACAATAGCGGGAGCACCATCAATCTTGACACTCAGAGCGCCAGAATTCACGAACCAATCCAGAACGGAAAGATCTCCCGTCAGGATGGTGTCTTCGGGGTGCTCAAGGTGGGTGTTTTTCATACTGCTATTGTAAGGGGTCAGGGGGGGGTCTGGGGGGAACCGTGTGCCAGTTCCCCAAGTGTCACACTATGCCAGAACCATCCCATTCACAAAGTCGCACTCATTAAACACGGGGGAACTTCCGGCATTCCCGATGAACTTGTGGATGAACCACTTAAAGTTCTTTTGGAATACACATTCGCCCTTAATCCCGTGAACCTGAAGAATAGCATTCAGGCGGGATTTGGTGGTGCTAGATTGCCACCCACCATCAAACAACTCGATAGAATGTGAACCTACGCGAGCAATCAAATTGCCGTGAAGATACACATCAGAAGCATCGATTCCACTATAATAAATCACCTCAGTGTTGTCCTGCTTCCAGTCAATCTTGGCGATGATGGCAGCGTTCATCCGTTGTTCGATCTTACGCATCGGTCGGAGTTGTTTGGTACGAATCAAAGATAACAGGGGGCAGCACGAACCGCAACCCCCCTTGTGCCACTTGTCAGACTGTCACACCTCCAGCAGTTCGGGAGCCCATTCTTTTACCTCCCACCGGAGATATGCGTCATCAAAATCATTAAGATCTGCCTCCATCAGAATGTAGGTGAGTTCTTCAAGTTCTTGGCGATTCAGACTATCAATCGTGTGATTGATGTAGGCATCTTGAAGTACTTCGCGGTTAAAAGCTGCAGTGGTCATCAGAAGAATTCCTTAAGAACGAATGTAATGTAGAACAGATTGGGGGGCATCGCAACCCCCCTTGTGCCAGTTCCTCAACCGTCCTCCTCCAGCAGGTCGGGATAGTAGTCGGAAACCTCTGAAATCAGTTCCTGCTCACTATACAGTGCCAGGTTTTCTTCCAACTGTTCCCATACAATCCGCACCAGATCTTTGGTGTTCATGTTGTCAATCACCCGATCAATGTATGCTTGGGTGAGTTCTTCGCGGTTCATCAATCGTCTCCGAAGTTGTTAGAAAGAAAGTCCTCAAGTTCATCGAGTTTGGATTCACTCAAGTTCCAAACATACTCACTGATTACAGTATCCAAAAGGTCGGGATCTTCACGACACTTTTCTTTCAGAAACCACTCAAGTTCAGTTCGATTGGTCATACAATCACCTTCAGTTCACGAAGTTCGTTGTCGATGCAGTCAAAGATTTCAGTGTAGAGGTAATCATAATCATCCTCCACGTTGTTGAGAACTCGCTCTGCAATCTCACGGGGTTGAGTCACCTGATCGCCATTATCATCCATCACGAATACATCTTCGCTGGTGAAGATAAATGCAGCGACAGGAGCATCTGCACCCTGTTGTTCAATCAAACGATCAACAGATTCTTTGAGTTGTTGAAGAGTTCGTGCCATAATGATTCAGGAAAGAACGTGAACAAAGTCCAGGGAAAATACACACCAACCAGCGTAATCAGTCACCTCTTCGACTAACGCATCAGCGATTGCTTCGTCATCATCGTCATCATCAACTTCCACCTCAAAGACATTACCAACGACAGAATCAATCACCCGTTGTTGATCTTCTTCGGTGAAGTCTAGATCATCAAAATCAAACGAAACTTCGGTGACTTGGAGAGTACGAAGTGCCATAATCAGTAATCGTAGTTAGCGTTCAGGTACTCATTCAGGTTGAAATCTTCCTCATCACGAAGTTCAGGAATGTCAAAGATTTCACCAGGAGCATCTTGAATCTCAGACCAGAGTTCATCAAACATTTGGGGTGTCTCTCAGGAACAAACGTAGTTTGGCACGAATCAGGACCGTTTGGTGCGCTTCTGTGCCACTTTAGCAACTGGCACACTCGGTTCAGTAAGTTGTACCATAAGGCGCTCAGTGTTCGTGTTAATGAACACCAGAACAGTTTGAATCACTCGGCGGGTCTTTTCGTTGCCGTTGTTTTCTTTGAACGAACGAACCAGAAACTGTACAATTCCCACAACGATTGCGGCGATGGTAGCAACATTCAGAATCAGGGTTTGGTAGAACTTAGAGGCGAAGAGTTTCATAACATCAGGGTGTGGGAGTTAGTGTAGAGAATTGCTCAACCACGAATGTAGTATGGCACAAGGTCAGGGTGAATTCAAGGGGTCTTGTGACAGTTTACGAACTGTCACATAGGGGCTTGACAGGATTAATATTTCACAGTAGACTAGGTTTGTCTCCGTTGAAGATAATATTATAAGCTTTCTTAATTATACTTAAAGGGATGCGAAGCATACCCCGCAGGGGTATCACATATATGTGTATGTGTATGATATAAGAAAAAGGCAGGGACACCACTCCCTGCCTCATATCCACCCACACTATGTTTATGATATGATTATCTCGCGCAGGGTAACTTTCACGTCTAGATGAGGCAAACCCATTCCTTGTTGTATGTATCTAGTCTAGTTGATGTGTATGCATGTTCTAGTCTAGTTGATGTATGATGTAAGAATGTGATCTAGACGAGATCTAGTTGATGTGTATGATCTCGTCTAGATGTGTATTCTCGACTAGAAGTTACTACGAAACACGCACCCATTCACGAAGTCAAAATCATAACGAAGATTGCAGTTCCAGGTTGCTTCCCAATCGATCACAACGAACGAAGGAATATCAAAACCATACACATCAGTGGTAAACTCTTCAGCAAACTCTGCTTCCGAATCATAATACCCAACGTAGGCATCTTCGAACTGTTCCAGATCTTCCTCAGAGTACAGTTCAATGAATTCATCTACAGGATCCTGACCGTAGAGTTTGCAGAGTTCATCATACTTTTCACGATACTCCTCAGAGATCTCAGACTCTTCTACCTTGTCCAGAAGACCTTTTTCAGTCAACAGGGCAGTGTAGAATTCAGTATACTTGAGTTTGCCATCACGCTCATACCCACAGGCACGAACGATATCAGACATCTTAGCGGGAGGTTCTTGTGCCTGCAGTACGGACACTTTGGAAAGAAGATCAGGACCAGTCAGCATGGGAGGTGTCTCAGGTACGAATGTAATATAACAGGGGTTGGGGTCTCTTGCAACCCCCTTTGTGCCAGTTGTTAGAGTGTCACACCATCACCAACTTGGCAGGTTTTTCTTTCTTAACCTTAACGAAACCGTATCCGTCGTGGTATACACTATACTCACAACCGTACACGTTCTCATCAACAACGGTCCAGGATTCGTGATCTACCTTGACAATCACGTAACCATAAACACTGGCACCGACTAACATATCACGACCCCAACGGTCTGCTGCCCGCTGAGTAGAATGCAGAGTCGGTTCGTTATAGAAACCGTTGTCATCTTCACCGATCACAATAGTTTGGAATTGAGTCATTTGGTGGGGTGTCTCAGGAACGAATGTAATATATCAGGGATCGATCAGGTCCACAAGGGGGTTTGTGCCAGTTCCACAATTGGCACATTATTATACCAAGATACTAAAATATGACTCCTAAGTGATAAGAATTGAAAAAGCAATTCTATCAGGAATCGTCCTGTTTTTTGATTCGTTTGTGTCACATTTATTCTTTCCTGTTTTATTAAGCCAGAGTCAGGACTAAACTCTCTCTTGTATAATATAAAAGATTCTAAGTTTCTTATATCTGTCAGGTTGATTCTTGGTCCCGAAGGAGAATTCAAGAGCTGCTCTTAAGTATAAGAATCTTAAGTACATTTATTTATATAAGTTTGTGCCAATATTTAAAGTGGCACAAACTCAGAAAGGATCGAACTCCTTAATGCTAGAATGAACTTCTTCCCCACCTTCGAGATCTAATAGGTCTTTCCAGTCTATATTCTCTACATCTAGGTCATCATAACATATGATGTCTAATGTAACTCGTACTAGGCGTTTCTGTGCAATCATGGCGTCTAGTTATGCGTAATGACGATATGCGAGATCTTGATAATCATGCGAGTCTCGTGCATAATCATCATCTAGATCTGTATCTAGATGCATATGATTCTCGTAGTATGAGTCCTCGTCGAGATTACAGTCGTTTGTGTATGTATAGTCGAGATCGTAGTCGTCGTACATAGCTCGTCGAGATCCTGTGAGTGTTTATAGTATAGCACATATCTCGACGAGATGCAATGTGTTCTCGACGAGATTGTGATAGTATATATGCGTTCTCGACTAGATTTATGATGATATGATGACATTATGTGTCTAGACTAGATGTAAGTCTCGTCGAGATTCTATAAGGACTTATGAGTATTATGTGGGTCTGGGAGTATTTTCGCGTCCTGTGGGGGTTGACAACTGCGCGTTCTTGTGCTAACGTCCTTAGGTTACAAGTCTCAGAGGCATTTATAAGGTATTAGAAGACTTAAAGAACACAAGTCTCTGAAGCATTTATAAGGTCTATAATTCTCAACAATAAACCCTATTGATTCTCAATAATAACTATAATTGAGAATATTACAATATACTAACACATATTTTATCAAATATTCGACCATTGTAGCCCAGAATACACATTAAAAACCAACATAAGTGAGTATGTCCTAAATTTGTGCGAGTGTGTCATATATAAAAATAATACTGTGTTATATAAAATGAGCAGAGGAATCATCTATCTCATTACAAACAAAGAGAACGGATACAAATACGTCGGACAAACAACTCTGCCAATGAATAAGATATGGCAAGAGCATCTAATCAATGCCACTCGTATGTCATCTACACCTCTACATAAAGCATTTCGTAAGTATGGTGCTCATCGTTTTGGAATACAAGAGATAGATGAATGTAATGGAAATTTATTATCCGAAAGAGAACAACACTGGATACAACATTACAATCCTGAATACAATGTTATTGAGAAAAAGAAGATTGAGAAACCAATACCAGTTATTGAGAATAAACCAAGACCTAAATCAAATACATCTCATCTTACACCATTTACATCAGAGAACAGAGGTAATGGGAAACACTCTGGATTAAAGATACGTGGTAAGAACTTAGAAACTGGACGCTGTAAAGACTATGAGAATGCACGTATGGCAGCACTTGAAATTACTGGGAATCCAAATAATAATGGTAACATACTACTT